AATAAATGCCGGTAGTTTTCCCCGGATAATCACGGATCATATTGAACATTTCAATACCATCCCAAACAAAACCGCCGGGAGTTGCAAGCGTGATTTCAACGTCATCGCCTTTCGCTTCTTTCAAAGCAGCCCGCAAGGTTTCCGGGGTAGAATCCCAACCGATAACGCCTGAAATTGTTATTTTCTTCATTCTTTGTCATCCTCGTTGGCATCCGGTGCGGCTGGCTGCACTTGCAAGTTTTTCGGAAGCATCCCGGCATCACTAATCAATTTATGTTCACGCTTCGCCCGTGGGAACTTCCTTGACCAATCCCCCCCGGTAAGTGCTGCTGTTTCTTCCTGATGTGTTGAAATAGTCATATCAATCCGCTTTTCTGCGGCTTTAATCTCTTTTTCTTCGTCAAGCATTCCTTTTGTTGGGCCAATCCATTTAGCCCCGGTGTACGCCTTTCTAATTAGCGGATCTGTCAAAAATCCCGGCGCAACCAAGTTGCCTGAAACTATTTGTTCATATAAGAAGGTTTCATAAATCGGTTGGCAAAAATCGCCAGCAAGCCACAAACGCCTTGCCCCGAAAAACTGCCATGCCGAAAGAAGTGCGCCACGGGCCGCAGTATATGAACTTGTGAAATGTTTAATCAGAACTTCAAAAGGTAATTCAAGGGCAACGCCTATCTGCCGCAAGATTGCCTGAACAAACGGATCAAATGCAGTGTTCGGCCTGCCGGGGTTGGCGGTTTCAATTGATTCATCTTTGCCAAGATCAATAATGGCCCCGCTTGCCATTTTGTAGTCATCATCGTCAACACTGCCGCCGGTTTCGCTTGTCGGCTGCATCGGGCCAAGGCCGGGTTCGCCTGCTTCCGTCTTAATAAAAACCGTGAACATTCCAGAAATAACAGCCGCCATCAATTCGGCTTCTGTGTATCTGTCAAGCTGCTTGAATGCCTCAATGACCGGGGCAAGATACGGCACGCCCCTTGTTTGGCCGGGGCGCAAAATTCTTTTCAAATGCAAAACATTCGGTTGCCCGGTTTTCTCGCCATATATTTCAACGGTGTCCCATTTTTCTTTGTCAAGATTTAATGCGCTGCCGGGGTGCTGCCTTGCAATGTCAATTTTGGTTGCTGCCCCGGTTGTTGGGTCTTTGTGAATCCCGGCTATATGGTTTGCGGTATCATCTGTATTGTCTTTGTTATAAATTCGATCTGCTTCGACAAGTTGCACTTTTAAATCAAATGGCCCGCCATTTCTGGCGAATCTTGGCAAAACTGCGAAAACGTCACCATTTTCAAGTGTTTGCCTAAATGCAAGATCCTGAATATCTGCAAATTTTTGTTCCCGGCTTGAATCGCATTCTTTAGATTCTGCCCATAATTTCCAAAGCCTTTCTGCCTGTGATTCCCATTCTGCCGCCTGTTCTTCTGAAAGCCCAAGATATTCATGGTCAATTTCAGCATTCAGGGCAAGCCCGGAACCAACAACATTGGTCACAACGGTATTGACTGCGCCACAAGCCAGCGGGGTATTGCGAATGTGATCCCTTGACCGTTCCCGGAGAGTTGGAAGGTCGAAAATTTGGTCGGCATCCGCATCCCCGCCCGTGGTTTGCCATGATTTTGTTTGCCGTCTTTTCTTGCTTGCGCCGGTGTATGATCCGGTCATGGCCGTTCTGATTCGATGTTGCAAACGCTTATTTCCCCAAGCTGGCGAAATGGCGTTGATTGCTCTGTCAAGGCGGCTTTCGGGAACTTCGATTTGCTTGCGGCCAATCCGAATACGTCTACTCATACCGGCGTGGCCCCCGTGACCTTTATTCCCCCACGGGTCAAGCGTTTAACTTGCTTATCCCAAAAGGTTATTTGATTTTGGATTTTGTCTAAATTGGCATACGTTATTTCGTGGTCGCCAATCCGAACAGATTGACCGCCGGAAACCGTATCAAGGGCGGCAAGCCATAAAGTTAATTTTTCTTCCGCTATTATCAGGGTTATTCCAGCCATAACACAATATTATATGATGTTGATGAATAAAAAAAAGGGGCAATTCCTAAGAATTACCCCCCAATACAGAAAGTTTTTTAAAAAGTTTATTGATTTCTCTTTCTTTTCCAATCTTCTGTGCTGACTGAATGCCTTGCAATATATTCAGCAACGGAAGTTCCGACAATCCGCAATGGTTTTTTCATTACCCCATTATCACAATGCGCAATTAATTCCCCGGCATCAATTAGGCTGTAGATTTTATCTTTCCCAAAATTCAAGATTTCTTGCACCTGATCCAGCCGAAAGATACGATCTGCCATGAAAATATTGGTCATTTTTGCAACCCCTTTTTGTATTCGTTCCAAGTGCTTGATTTATATGCGGCCTTATGATTGCACCATCTGGCAAATTGCTTTTGCTCTAATGTCGGTGGCGTTCCATCTTTATCCCTGAACGGTTGCGCAAATGGCAAAATATAAAGTCCTTTTAAAAATCGCACCCTTTCAAGGGCATCATCAATATCTTTAACGAGAACATAGCAAAACAATTCTGCTGTTGCGGCATTATGCCAGCGCAACAATTCAACCGCTTTTCTGATCGGTTCAATCATTGCCGCAGAATCACAAGCCAACCTGATATGCCTGACCCATTTTATTTTGCTAAGTCTTTTCGCAACACTCGAATCAATCAGCCTTGCATCAAGTCCTTGGTTAAAATCAACCCGCAAGCCAAGTTTGGCAATCTTGTCAATTTGTTCAAGTCCATGTTCGCAAGATAAAACATTGTTATCCATTAAAATTACTTCTTTGTGTTTGCAAAATTCGGGTATATCAGCATTTTTTTTTATATATCCCTCTCGCTGCCTCACTGAACAAAAGGAGCAATCACGAACACAACCCCTAGTCAAAAACCCGTAAGATTTATCAACATAGTTATAAATCGAATAATCAGGGCAAATGTGTTCTATTTCATCAGGCAACTTGTCAAAATTGCCTGATCCGGCCCCGCCAATAATGGCATCATCTGGCAAATAAGGGCTTTCCGGTGTCCATGTGAAAACCTTTGATGAATAAACCTTATTAAAATTGCCGAATAACGGGTTGAACCATTCAACAGAATCGCCAATTTTCTTATGCCAAGCACTAATTTTCATCAATGCAAGATTTGGGTATTTGTTGTTTTCGTGGTCATGCAAGCCAATTTTCATTTTTGCAACCCCTTATTTCTTACCCGCCTTTTTTTGGCTGTTGGTTGGTTTGCATCGGTTGGCTTCGGCCAATGCTGAATGTTTAAAATATCTGCGGCAACTTCGCAGTTTGTTGCACAATCCCAATAATGATTTGGTCTGCTTTTTATCTGAACCCAAAAGCCGTTGTCATCCCGACATTCGGCTGTCATTTGTTTAAAATAATCTTCTGTTGCTTCTGAATGGATATGATATGCCCCCGGATCTGTCGGGGCAACCGCAAGTTTGCTGTCAAGTTGGTCTTTAAAATATTTAGTATTGATGTTGACCAATTTAAGCCCGCCGGGAATGATCTTTTTTGTTCCGGGGTAATATTCAAGATTGCCATATGTAAAGGCTTGATCTTTTGTCCGTTGCCCTTTGGCCGGGAGTATCTTGCCGGGGTGCGCCCTGCAAAAGTCATATACTTCGGCGGTTTTGTGGCCCATTGCATCCATAACAGTGAACAAAACCGGGTATGCGTTGCCGTCAGCATCAAGATATTCGCTGCCCCAAAGAACTTCGGCCAATGCTTCAAATGTGTCAACAAACCCGTTGCGGATTGTCCATGTTTCACGGGTCAGGCCGTAACCCCTCGCAATGATCTTAAAATAAAAGCCGTTGTCTTGCGTATCGACCCCGGCATTTAATGCCGCCACAACCCCGCCGCCGGGAACCGCCCCGGATGGCCGGTCATCTTTCAGGGTTTTTAATTTCTTAATTTCTGCATCAACGTCTTTGACATAATCAAGCCAAGGTTCCGCAGCATGATTGTTTTGAAAATCACGCAAAGCAATCTTGTCAGTTACCCCCCGCAAGAATGCAGCCGCAACTTTTTCCAAAGGTATGAAAGTCGAAAGCCAAGAAGGGACATGAAAGCCGATTTTCTTTGGTTGGTTCCTGTTCAAATATTTCCAAATTTCAAGGCCGGTTTCCTTGTCACGCCATTCGCCTTTTGCAACTGCCTGATCCCGTTGATAATTACCCCATTGACTTTCGTCAAAGATAACTTCTGAATGAACGGTTAAATCTTGCCAAATTTCCCCGGCTTCAATGGTCGGTGTTGATAAGTTCCAAATCTTTTTGTTGTATATGAAAGTGTTTGTTCGCTTGTCGGCAAGATCGCTGGCCCCGGCTTCATTTTTGCTTGGCGTTGTTGGGAATTTGTCTTTTTCATCTTTGACCAAATAACGAACCGGCCTGTTGCCAAGGCTTGTGGCTGAACCGGCCCAACCCATATAAATCAACATTGACTTTAATTTGATGCGCAGCCCTGCTTTGTCATCCTCGTAATCGGTCAACAGTTTTGACAACCGGGGTGACTTTTCAAAAATCGGCTGTATTCGATCCCGGCAATTATCTTTTGCGGTGTCTTTGTTCGGGTAAACAATCAAAGCATTGCCGGGGTCAACATCA